CTGTCTTTGCGTATAAATGAAAACTTGGGTTGAGTACACAAATGTAATCTCCTATTGTGTATTTAGTCATCCATATATATTATTTTATTATTGGTTTGGGAAGGGTGATAAATATATCCGAGACTATAATTTTAATGATACAAAACGAGTTTTTTAAACGCCTAAGCGACAGTCACCCATTCATAACCATTTGTTCCTATGCAAATCAAGATTATGTGGGGATTGTCCAGAACCGAGACGATATAGTTACCACTATATATGACTACGGATCTATACTAGATAATGATATTAAAGATAAATTCCTAGAACTAGGAGATGTTTGGTGGTGGGAAAGTAATAGATTGATCCCTATAAATCTGTTTCTTAAAGATGAATGGAGTATATTTAGACCCTATATTAGAACCTTCAATAACAAAAGTCTCACAATACTACATGGTCCTGTATGTAGTATAATTGAATTAAATAAACGTAGAAGCAAACGCCGCAGTATCACACTAGTAAGACGCTTACCCTAACAAATTCATATGAACTGCAACAAGCCATGAATAGGATATGGCATGACTTTGTTTGAAGGTGTACCCATCAGTTCCCTTATCCCATACAGTTTTAGCAATATCACTCCATCGTTCACCTATTAAATGTTTTTTACCAGGACGAATAACAGCTAAAAACATAGCTAGTCTAGGGATACTATCTATTGGTTCTGGCATCTTTTGTAGATTATAAAACTGATTATTTAAGTGAATTAATTTCTCTACAAATACAGGATCTTTTAATTTACTCCAATTAGGTTCTCTCATTAATTCTAGTAGATGTTGTTCATCACGAACCTGAGTATAAACATGAACATTTAATAAATCTAATTTGAAATACCCGCGTTTATCTGCGGCAGTATAGTCAATGCTTGCTATATTGTGTACTGGGTCATATGGTACATCAGTAATATATACACCAGTGGCATGGTTACGTATAGGCTTGACATTACGCATTGCCGCACGTGTGTGAGGTATTAACTTTAATAAAGTATCTCTATCACCAAAGTCAATGTCAATATCACTATCAATTCTCATTACTTAATCCTAATTTGTCATATGCTTTTTGTACTACAATGGCTTGTCGTTCAGCATCTTCTACTGCTTTGTGACTAGTGACATGTCCGCCATCTTTTAATTTTACTCCGGCTATCTCATACAAGGTACGTGTATCTCTGACGGTGTAGAAAGGCCAGGGGGTTCGCATTTCAAGGTTTCTCCAGGCCGACTCTGCCACAACCACATCAAATGATGCACCATTGCTCCACACAGCACGGCGATTCCAACAAAACTTATAAAGTATCTCCATACATTCTCTAAACGGAATTCTGCCTTCTTCTCCCATAGCTTCTTCAAGTGCAGCCGGACTTTGCTCGCCCCACCACCGTAATGTATCTTCATTAATACTCCTATTATAAATTTCTGTTTGTTCTTCTATCGTTGGTCGTAATTCTAATCGTTCAACAACTCCATTACCTTTAGGATCAAATCTTACTGCGCCAATAGTTAGTATAACACAATCAGGACTTGTGTCAAGCGTTTCCATATCAATCATTATATCTTGTGCCATATTATGCCTGTAATGTTTTCCAAATATATTTCTTCTCTAAATAATCTTGTAATTTAACTGCTTCATCTTTACTATTAAATACCACACCTTTAATCACATACATATCTTCTAGGTATCTAGCATATTCACCAGTACTATCTTGCATCCACCATCGATGGTCTACCCACATAATATCTATTTCATTATCCATTGTATCTAATGCAAACCCAACTTCTTTAATTTTCATATCGTTAAACAGTACATCTACTAATAATTTTTTAGTATCAAAACGTTTAATGTTATCCCAGTCAGGCCATGATACTATAAATTTACCTTTTAGTAAAGCTGTTATGGGGAATAATTTGTTCATTGGAATTTTAATAAAAATATTAGGTACTTCTTTTCGTCAACAATCTCATAACCATCAGTTATGTTACCATTAACTATGTTCATCTTTATACCATACTGCCCAATAAGATAATCTTCAAAATCATATGCGTCAAACTCTTTGTTCTGTGCCATAAATTCTTTACGAACTTTTTTTAATGCTTCCCAATAATTCCACCGATTTCTACGTTGGTTTATATTTGGATCATCATCATCAAAATCCTGTATTTTGGGAATCGATGCCATTAACTCCATCTCAGCGTAAACATAATGTAATCTTTTTCATATCTAAACTTGACACTAACTGTATTCTCGGAAGTGGTACGCCATCTACAATGTCTCTCACATTTACCTATATTATCATATAACCAATCGATTAATTCTAAATATTTGTCAATACGTTTTACTTCCACACTGTATTCATACCAGCCAGGCTTGGTTTCATCCCAACTACGGTCTCGTTCATAATGTTCAATTATCATAGCCATTTTAGTGCAAAATAGCTGGCGTTGGTATCATTGTAAAAGGTAAATCTTGCATGCCGTTTTACAATAGGATCATGACTAAAGTTGTCATACTTCTCTTGGTAGTAAGCATAATCAAAATCAACACCTTGAACATAACCCATTGAACGTAACTCCTGTCCTATTTCCATAGTTCTTTTGGCAGTAATATATAGGATAACATCAGCCACAGGTCAACTCAAATAGAATGGCATCTTTCTCATCTTTGAAGTAAAAATCCATATATTCTTCTGTTGCGTGTGTAAGATATCTATCACCGGGTAAACCAAATTGTTCTACTGCCCATGCACACGTTTTATTCCATATAGGTATATCATGAAATGGTTGCCATGATATACGAACTCTAGTACCCGCCGGCATTTAATAATTCCTTGACTTGTTTAACATTCGCAGGATCACGATTAAACTTTAATGCCCATTGCTCTGGATTGATATAATCCATAATCATCTTCTGCTGGTCATCACGTAATGTACTTAAGAACTCTACCCCACTATCACTCTGATATAACATCCATGGACTAATTCGTCCTCTAGCAATCTCATAACATATATTGTTTGGATTGCCATATCGTAAATAATCTCTGCTTTGAATCTTTTCTGCTTCTGCTTTTTCTATTGTTATTTCAATACTACGGTGTATAGCATCTAACGGATCTTCTATACGTAAATATTCACACAAAAACTTTGCGTAATTACTATCTTGTCGCCAGTTGTCAATACGAATTGAATTCTTTAACAACCAATCACTAAATCTACTTACATTGATACACTTAATCTCTACACAATATAAACCAAACTTAATGAACGCAAGATAATAAGGATTCTTAATGAATTCTTCATATGTGCGATTCTTTGTACCAGATGTGTTCTTTTTATAAAATTGTAACCAAGCTTGAAAACCCACACGATTACCTTGACGGTCACGTTCTAACCATCTACGTTTAGGTTCACATATGTGTTTGAGTATAGTACTTTCACGTTGGAACGTAGCTTTACAGAACTCACAACCATATAGTGATTTAGTTTCCTCGATCTTTTTCATATTGCTTAATATCTTCTTCCGTCACCAATTGACTAAGAACTTCTATATCAGATTGTTTTAAGTTAGGATATGTTTCTGCTAGATAACATTTACGTTTATGTTCCTGTACAAATGCTTTAGCAATTTCATCAATATCATCACTATCTACCTTAGGATAAATCTTAGTGTAATATTCTTTAATATCTTTAGTTTTAGCAGGTTCTTTTAATGATGTTACTTTACTACCTAAATGAGGTATCCATTGATGAAATTGTTTGCCTAATCCAGGACTACTAGCACATAACATATACCATTGCAGTTTGGGATGTTTCTGTACATATTCATTAAACAAATATTTATTTGCGTGATAGTCTACGCTACGCAAGTAATAGCCCTGAACATCTCCTGAACCTTTAATAGCACTCATCCAATGTGTCATCATATAGGGAACAAACTTCTTTTGTTGTTCTTCAGATAAACTATCATAATACCCATAGTCTTTCTTGTCCATAGCCGCAAGAGAATCAAACAAGTTGAAGTCTTGTGCTTCAAACTTCTCATCAACGGGGGTATTCTTTTTAGTTGCCATTAGAATGCCTGACTATAATCCACTATCTCACAATTACGACTAATCTCTTTTACAAAATATACACATCGGGGTTTAGGTCCGTCATCTAGTGGGACACATAAGAATTGCCCGTTCTTCAATCGAGGAGCATACCAAGTTACATCGTGGTAAATATCTACAATCTCAATAGGCACAAAACTTGGGCTAAAGCTAGTTAACGGATTAAACTCAAATGCATTGAATCCTCTGTCATTTATACTTGTTAGTGGCAATGTCTCTAAGTCTCCGTGTTCTTGTTCACCGATAAGTATTTGCCAATCTAATGGCATCTTAACAGTACTGTTGCCGATCTTTAATACAAGTGCAGGGCTGTTAAATGATTCCAAAAAGATTAATGGGATGTAATGATAATCTACATTTTGTGGATTACTGTTATCTAGTATAGCAAAGCGAAGGTCGTCTATTTCCTCCGGCAATGTTTCTAAATTATAAAATTCGTTTTCAAGTGTTAATATTCGCATGTTGTTATTCTATCACATTCTTATCTATAAGTCAACTTTTCTACATCAAACGGGTAGTTTGCTTCTTTATAAAATGCCTTACGTTGGGTTAAATGTCGTTTGGCAAATTTACAACTACTTGTTATGTCGTAGATTTGTACATGGTCTTTATCTTCGGCTTTACGTATACCACGCCCAATACTTTGAATAACCCGAACAAAGCTTTTTCCTGGTTCTATGAGAACAAGATTAAAAATACGGGGAATATTAATACCAACAGCTGCCACGCCATAAGTAGCTACAATAATCTTATTAGTGCTAGTCGCAACTTCATCATATTCTTCCTTACGTTCATTCATATTAGTAGCACCACTAACAAACACACTACCGGGCAATCTACTAACAATTTCTTTTCCTGCATTAACTCTATCTACTAGAATCAATGTGTTACCGGTATCATTTATTCCACTGATTAAACTAGCTATCTTATCTAATCTTTCGCTATCTTCTAACAAGTGCTTTAGTTCGCTTTGATAGTTAGTAAACTCTTTACCATCTTGTAATTGCATAATGTTAACATAGCAACGTGCTAATACACCCTGATCCTGTAATTCACTTGCACTTAGTTTACCAATAACATTGCCCAAACTTACATAGATGCTTTGTGCTTCAAACTTTGCTTTAGGAATAGTTCCTGTTAGTCCCCACCGAATGGGCACTTTAGCAAACACACCAGTAAGCAATGTTTTTAGTGCGTCTGCTTTTGCCATATGCACTTCATCAACCATTACACAAACAACACCTTCAATGAAGTCTCCGATCTCTACTTCTGCTTCACCTGCTTTTGTTTTCTTAAGCATGTTGTTAAGGCTTTGCCAAGTACAGATCGTGTGTGTCTTACCAAACTCTTTACGATCACCAAAGTATACACCAACATCTAATCCTAGATTAATGTAATCTGCTTCTGTTTGCGTTACTAGTGACTTATTTGGAACAATAACAATACTACGACCATACTTTTCTATAGTATAACTTAGTGCCGCAGTCATTAGTGTCTTACCTGCCCCTGTAGCAATCTCTTGTAATGATTGCGGGTTCTCTAAAAAGTTGTTTACGAGTTCAATTTGATAGTCACGTAATACGACCGGCTCACCTTCTTTTGGATGACCTTTAGGCCAGTTTTTATTTTTAAATGTATCCTCGGACACTTTGTCAAAAGTAAAGGTTGTTGAGTAATCCCTCAAATCTTCTAATTCAATATCATATCCTGCATTGTCTAGGTAGGGAAGTATTTCAGGCAACAAGTTAATGTAGGTACTGCCCGCTAAACTGAAATAGCTAACTTTGCCATTCCATCTACCTAGCCTTACTGCAGGTAGATACCGTGCTCCGGGTATTTCATACTCAAACATTTTCATCAGTGCTTTACGCTCTGATAGTTCAAGTCCCTCTATCTTTACATTCACTTCGTCTTTGACGATTATTTTACATTGTTTCATTCTTTTCCAAATTGATTGGTTGACTATTTACCACATTGATTACTTTTGCTACATTTACATAATCATCAGCTATTAATTTAAATTTTACAATGACCGGGAATTTATACTTGCTTAAATTAGTGTGTGTTATAACTCGTCCGGCATCGTTGTACTGTATACCTGCTTTTTCTAGTGATTGTTTTAAGCTATCTTTAAACTTTAAATTAGTTGACAATCCTATACCTGATACTGAAACATAATCACATTTGATATTCTGTAGCCAAGGCACAATGTCACATATGTTGTTTAGTTCTACTTTAGGATTATACGATCCAGCAAATCTTTCTTCATCGGTATGCATAATACTATCATCAATCATTATACCGTATCTTACTAATTCAGCTAATGTATTTAATTCAGTATTTAAAGTGATATGTTTAATAGATTCATCCAGTGCTTTATTAGTACAAGCAATTATATAATTGCCATTTGTACATACCAATGTAGGTGTCCAATATTTTACATCTTTGTAATAAGTTAACTGGTCTAATAATTTTTTAACATTATCACTATATCTAACCTCATTGAAAAACTTTGTTACCATGTTACTAGCTAGTTTTAACGAGAACGTGCTTAAATCAGCAATATAATATTTATTAATGTTATCCCATACAAAACTAGATTCACTAAGTGATCTAAATGCAGTAATAAATGTTTTATTATAAGGTGTTTTTAATATGATATTATCATTAAGAATACCTATATGAGCAGAGGTATATTCATCTGTGGTTTCTACTACAAGTGTTTTCCAAGGAAGTTTAGATAACTCCTTAACGAACATTTGATTTTTAACAAATTGCCGTTCATATTTTTCTATAAGTTTGTCAACCAATTCTACTTGATTACTTGTAATACGTTTTTTAACCGAGCTAATTTTTTCAAGGTTCTGAAGGAAACGAATATCATACCTACTTAATCTTAAGTTGGCAACCATATAATATATAAGTTGTTCTTTATTATTCAATTCAATCATTCAACAATTATATAACAAATAAAACAAAAAATCAATAAAAAAGGGGGAGACCGAAGTCTCCCAAAAGTACTTAAAGAAAGGAACGAAAAACTCTTATCGAAACGGACTTATTGTCATTGCCGTTACGCACACTGCAGGGGTTATGCTTTCATACAAGTTGTCTTAGCAAGATTCTGCCAGTTACCGGGACTGATCTTAACCAAGTCTGCAATCTTCAAACACATACGCAAGGACACTTCACGCAATTTAGTATGATTGTCCCACATGAAGTTAATCACAGTTTGTGATTGTTCTTCATTAAAATCATAATCCTTGAACAAACCACCATCAGCATCACGATGGACCTGCTTGATACGCAACATCTTGTCACGATCACCATCAATAGTCAGGTCCAGAAAGTGACAACGTGATTGCAATGCTTCTAAGTGATCCTGCAATTTCTTAGATTTCAGATTGCCAAATTTCAAGTTAGTGATAAAGATAGCACTACCATTGAAGTTGAAAGTATTTGGGATACCTTCTTCACGCAACAAACGTGAATCACTATTCCAGCAGATTCTACGTGTCTTGCCTGAATCTAGTGCGGCCTTGAGAATGTTCAAACTCAAGTCATCAGTAAAAACTGAATCGCAATCATCAAAAATTAACACGTTCTTTGTGTCAGAATACTTGTACAGTTGAGTATACAAACCCAATGCTGTCATAGCACCTTTAACAATTTGAAAACGAACTCGCTTGCCTGCAAGTTTGTCAAACATACTTGCTTTCTCCATTTGTGTCTCAACACCATATGATTTGCCGACACCGGGCGGGCCTGAAACAATCATAGCACGAATATCACCATTGATACAAGCACGTGACATTTCATCAAGGACCTCAAAACGTGTAGCAATACGGTCCATTGCTTCTTGTTCTGTTTCTTTAACTGCTTCTTTCTTAAACTCTACTACAGCATTAGCCATAACTTTATCTCCATTTAAAAATTCA